GAACGCATTGTCGCCTGTATCAATAACAAAGTCTATGAATTCCCAACATCAGCAACAGTATTGCCAACTGCAGTATACACTCACCCAACTCCTACATATGTGTATACAAGTATAGCGGCATCTGGTTCAGCAATCTATGTTTCTGGATTTAACGGCAGCCACTCATCTATCTGCAAATTTACCCTATCGACTAGCGGTATAATGCCAACTCTTACATCTGCCATCACATCAGCAGAAATGCCAGAAGGCGAAAAGATTTTTAAGATTTACCAATATCTTAGTTATATGCTTATTGGTACAGATAAGGGAATTCGAGTATCTTCTATATCTGATGCTGATGGTAGCATTAAGTATGGTCCACTCATGGTGGAGACAACACAGCCATGTTATGACTTTACAGCACGTGATAAGTATGTATGGTGCGCCACTGGTGTAGACGGTGAGCCAGGTCTCATTCGCATTGACCTTGGTACTGAACTTGAAAACCTTGTCTTTGCTTACGCAAATGATGTTTACTATCCAGGAGTTGCTGGTCATCAAACCACAGCCTGTGCCTTTATGGATGGAACAGACCGCGTAGCATTTGCAACTAATAATATTACTGGCGAGAATGGTCATGTCTACCGTGAGAACGCAACTGAACTTATGGCTAATGGTTACATTCAAACTGGCAAGGTACGCTATAGCACACTTGAGCCAAAGAACTTTAAGCGCTTACTAGCACGTGGAGACTTTGATGCTGGAAGCATGACTCTTGAAACTGTCACTAAAGATGGCACAATCTATGACCACATCACCTATGAGGCTGGTGTTACCGCTGTAGAAGTCGGTACCACTCAACCAGAAACTCCACAGGAGTATGTATCATTTAGGTTCACATTTGCCCGAGATGCAACCAATACTGCAACTGGTCCAATCTTTGAAGGTTGGCAGGCTAAGTCTACTATTGCTACACCGCGACAGCGAGTTATCCAATTCCCAGTATTCTGCTACGATGTCGAAACAGACAGATATAACGTAACCGTAGGGTACGAAGGAAGAGCAGATGAACGCTTGCGCTCTCTTGAAGCGATTGAAGAGAATGGCGACGTAGTAATATGGCAAGACCTTAGTACAGGAGAATCTCGACAGTGTGTGATTGAACAAGTTACCTACTCACGTATGACTCCACCAGACAAGCGCTTTGATGGTCAAGGCGGAGTTATCGAGATTAGGATTAGAACTGTATAATGTCTATCGANCAAGNCCTAGGAGTTATCGCAATCCTCGGTACAGGTCTGGCGCTTATGCGCTGGGTCATTCGTAACGAGGTTCGTGAGGTTGCCAAAGATACCAAGGCAATCAAGTACGAGACTACCCCAAATAGTGGCTCATCTATGAATGATTACATCAAGAAGGAAATCCATCCACTCCTCAAGGAGATACGTCAAGACCAGATTGTTATCAAGGTTGACGTGGGTACCTTGCAGGGTAAGTTTGAACAACACGTAAAGGAGCACGACCATTGAAACTTGTAAAGACGGCGACTCCTGCTGCCAAATCAGTATTGAGACAGGCAACAGCATTGAGACCAAAGCGAAAGAAAGCATCGGATGGGTTGCTCCCATCTGCTGCTCATCTTGCTGCCAGCCCTACCTCTGACCANAATACAGGATACGGAGTAGACCTAACCCACGATGTTAAAGGTGGGATTGATTGCTTTGATATCTACCAGAAGTTGCAAGGCGATAAGCGCGTAAANTATCTTATTTTCCATAGCAAGATTTGGTCAGCCAAGGGCGGGGAAACTCGCTATGCTGGCATTAATGCTCACGACCATCATCTACACATCTCAATCAAGGATGGGTTCGGCAACGATACCTCACCTTGGTTCCCTTGGTTGGGTAAGCCAACTGTAGCAAACAAAGTAAAGGCAAAGGTTCAAACCTTGCCCAAGAAGGAGATAAAATGAAGAAGTACCTCACCCCATCACGTGTCAAGGCTATCAAGGCTTGGGCGACAGCAGTAGCAGCGGTTGCTGTATTCTCTGGCGTTCAACTACTTACTGACCTAGCACCACAGTACTCAGCAGTTATCGCAGCCCTAGTGGCTCCTGCCATCAAATGGGCAGANAAGAATGACGANGCATTTGGACTAGGCTCAAAGAAGTAGCCCATATAAGCCCTCAGAGGCTGTTTTAAGACAAGAAACCCCCTTACCTTAGTAGAAATACTAGGGCGAGGGGGTCTTTTGTCGTTTCTAGGGGTTAACCTTCCGTGCCTCCCTGAGGCATAGACCTAGAAGTTTACAGTATCTTCTTCCAAATCATCCATAAAGTTCTCAAATCGCTTGCCAGCGATGCGGTACTTTACCTCGTAATAGGCAGTTTCGAGTAGGTAGTAGAGCCCAATGCCGACTGTGCTACCTAGGATTGCTTCGATAAATGAATTTGACATAGTACTCCTTAGATATATATAATTGATATATTATACATTATATAAAGCCGAAGGCTTTTATATTATATAATTACTTACATAATTGATTATACACAGAGATTCTAGATTCATGAAATAGTTTGTGTTGGATATATCTATTTGACGAAAGTACCACTTTAGACTTATACTCTAATTATGTCAATCCAACTAGAAGAATATACACTACCAGAGCATATGTCCTACTCTGCGTTCACCACTTATATGACCTGTGGCTACCAGTATTACCTAGGTAGGCTACTCAACAAGCAGGAAGCCCCATCCGTATGGTCAGTCGGAGGCTCCGCCTTCCACCTTGCATGCGAAAACTATGACAAGGAGACCATGTGAGTACCGTACAGGAATTATGGGATGTAGCCTGGACTGAATCTAAAGGCGATACAGACCTAACTAACGCACGTGTTGGTGGTCGTGCCACTAAGGCTAATCCAAATAAGGAAGACCAGAACTTCTGGCAATCTCAAGGACCCAAGTGGGTCGAGGGTTACATTGCATGGCGTAAGCACAATCCTAACTGGAAGATTTGGCAAGCGCCAGATGGCAATCCAGGGATTGAACTTGCACTCACACCAGTCGTTGCTGGCGTTCCTGTTAAGATGATTATCGACCGAGTGTTCGACGTTGATGGTCAACTGGTCATCTGTGACCTCAAGACATCCCAGCAGACACCTAGCAGTAGCCTACAGTTGGGCTTCTACAAGTTGGGCATTGAGCAGACCTTTGGTGTTGAAGTCAAGTGGGGTAACTACTACATGGCTCGTGGTAACGCCACATCTGAGATGGTCGACCTATCAGAGTATACGTTCGACAAGATGGAATATCTAATCAAACAATTTGACAATGCAAGGCAAGCAGGTATATTCTTACCTAACACCAATAACTGTCAGTATCTCTGTGGACTCACCGAGTTCTGTCAGTTCTCAGCAAAGAAGGATAAATAAATGGCAGAAGAATGGAAGTTACAGGTCAACTATAAGTTGGCTACAGGCGACCTCATCAACATCCGTGCTAATTCAGGCGATGAACTAAGTGTGTTGCTTGAGTCAATCGGAGATTATGCTACGCAGATTCATGCAACTCAGAAACTACTGTCTCAGGCAGGTACACTAGCCCCCCTGTCGACTACCGATACCACTACAAGCACAACGCCACCGCCATACTCACAAGCGCCCCAGGCGCAGACTCCTCCAGGTATGGCTTCCTCCCCAACCCAGGGCGGACCGACATGCCAGCACGGACCTCGCAAGTACAAGTCGGGAATCTCCAGCAAGACGGGAAATCCTTACGCGATGTGGGTCTGTCCAATGCCTCAGGGCTCGGACCAGTGCAAGCCAGTCAACTAGAACAAGAACAATTTCCGTTTTAATCAACTAGAAAGGGGAGCACAATGAGAACACTCGTACGCTCAGTAGGACGTGCCTCAATTGGCGGAGAACCCCTTCCTAGTTGTTTTAAAGCATTCGCTCAGAACCAGATTGTAATACGACGTTCAGAAGTTTCAATGTTTGCAGCAGCGCCAGGAGCNGGCAAGTCCACGCTTGCTCTTGCGCTCGCACTCAAGACNAATGTTCCAACTTTGTATATCTCTGCAGATACTAATGCTCACACAATGGCTATGCGCCTAGCATCAATGATATCTGGTAAGAGCCAAAGTGAAGTGGAACAGAAACTTAATACTGATGTTGGTTGGACAAAAGCAGTCCTCCAAAAAGGAAGTCACATCGTCTGGTCGTTTGAGTCAGCACCAACGCTCGAAGATATCGTAGAAGAAGTACAGGCATTTGAAGAACTTTGGGGATGCTCCCCATCAATGATTGTACTTGATAACTTAATGGACGTAGCCACAGATGGTGGCGAAGAGTTCGCATCTATGCGAGCGATTATGAAGGAGTTAAAATATCTTGCGAGAGCAACTAATGCTGCAATTGTCGTGCTTCACCACACTTCGGAGGCAATTCAGGGCAATCCTTGTCAGCCCCGCTCCGCTATCCAAGGTAAGGTCTCTCAACTCCCTGCTCTCATATGTACACTCGGAACAGTTGGCACATCGATGGGCGTGGCAACAGTCAAGAATCGTTATGGAAGAGCAGACCAGAACGGAACGCTCATGACGTGGTTAGCATTCAATCCTGAGTACATGTATGTAGAAGATATTCCAGAGAACGTATGACAACTAGAAAAAGCCATAAGGCTAGAGGAGCAGGCTTTGAGACAGATATCCGCGACTGGTTCCGTACTCGTAATTACGATGCTGAGCGCCTTGCTCGTGCTGGTGCTAAGGACGAAGGAGATGTCGTCGTCAAGTCAGACTTCCTCGGAAGCATTGGCATCCTCGAGTGTAAAGCGCCAGGCGCAAACGGCAAGATTACTCTCTCAGGTTGGACGGCAGAAGCCCAAGTCGAGGCAACCCACTATGCAGAAGCACGAGGCTTGGCAAGGGAAAGTGTCCTCCCAGCAGTCNTTATCAAGGCAAGAGGNAAATCAATAGATGATGCCTACTTAGTATTTAGATTGGGAGATGTGTTCGGATGAGAGAAAATGACTTACCTGATATCGTAGAGGTGCTTAAGCACTANGGTGCTAATATCCNACGAGCCAGCGGTCAAGTCAATATCAAGTGTCCGTTCCATAATGACTCTCATGCAAGTGCGAGTTTTAATACAAAGAACAATATCTTTAATTGCTTCGCGTGTGGTATGCAAGGCAACAGTATTCAAATAATTGCGAAGCAAGAAAGGTGTGATATACGTGAAGCAAAGTCAATTGCAGAAGGAATCACTGGGGAAGTCAGCGTTACGATACGCGGAGAATATTCATCTGGCAGGAGATTACCTGCAAAGTCGGGGAATCACAAAGGAAGCGGCACTGGGGGCTCGATTAGGCGTAGTTTGTACTCCTGATGTAGGTCATGAGCAGTACACTGGAAGACTATCTATCCCGTACATTACCAAGACAGGCGTAGTTGATTTAAGATTTAGGTCTCTCGACCCAGCAGTAGAACCCAAGTACATGGGCATGACTGGTGCGGAGACGAAGATGTACAACGTGCTAGACATCGAAAGAGCGGGTGACTGGATTGGGGTCTGTGAAGGTGAGTTGGATACTATTACTTTGTCTGCTCTCGTTGGCATCCCTTGCGTTGGTGTTCCAGGGGCAAACTCATGGAAGAAGCATTACACCAGACTGCTCGCAGACTTTGAAAGAGTATTCGTCTTTGCTGATGGAGACCAACCAGGAAAAGAATTTGCCTCTAGCCTTGCCAAAGAACTTCCAGTTACTATCGTTTCAATGCCAGACGGAGAAGATGTTAATTCTATCTACGTCAAGCACGGAGCCGACTACATACGAGACAAGATAGGGTTGAATGACTATGAAGATTAAGCCCTGTGAAGTATGTGGTACCCACTTCGATAACATATTTGAAATGGTAGACCATCTACTCGAAGAGAACGAAGAAGAGTTCGACCCAGCACTTCTCTTACCTAATGGATACAAGTTGCTAGTTGGGACACTACTCCGTCTCGTCTATGAACGCTCCANTAAGCCATCGCAAGTGCGTGAGATAGTATCTAGTGCGTATATGAACTTATACCTAGCGGAGACTGACCAGCAAGCAATGCGAGAAAGTGTTGAGAATATCATCGTTGAGAAGTTTGTGTTGGATTTAGACCGAGGACTACGAGAACTACTGGAGGATGAAGATGAAGCCTGATGATGTAAACGATACGCTCTTTGAGTTGGGTAACTTGCTCTTGAGTAAGCATAATGATTATGGCCCGAAGAATATCTCGCTAAGCCCTGGCGGTCCGCTCAACGGATTACGTGTGCGAATGTGGGACAAGTTAGCACGTATCAACAACCTAGTTGACAGCGGTGCTACACCAGAGCACGAATCGCTAGAAGATTCATTTAAGGATATGGCAAACTATGCAATCATCGGATTGCTAGTATTAAGAGAACAGTGGGATAACGAATAATGTTTGGATATGAAACTAATCAACAGCAGATTAATAGACTGGATAAGCGAGTTAATAGTCTATCAAAAGTAATTAGCGGTGGGATGTTTGGTGATGGACTAGAGAATGATATTCATTACCTTAAGGAACATATCAAGGCTCAAGAAAATGCGCACGAAAATCTTCGCAAGCGCATGTCGGTACTTGAAGAAATTGTACGTGAATCTGGTTTGATTACGGACTTTGATGAAGATGAAGTAAAGATTCGTGAAGACCGCAAGCAAGACCTCTTCGGTACAATTGTTAATAAACATGTTCCATACCAAATTAATAAAGTGAAGGTAGTATAATGAAAGTATTCGGACCTTACAAAGGTAGCAAGCAAAACGGTGGAAGGAAAATCTATGTCTTTAAGCGCAAGAAGGCGGACGGCACTACGGTTACTACGTCTAGCAACAAGGCTCGCGTTGAGTTCGAGCAGTCTACAGGTAAGACCCTACCTCGCAGTACGGACGTTGACCATAAAGATAATGGTGGCCGTGCTGGTAAAGATGGGCGAGGGAATCTACAGGCAATGAGCCATTCGGCTAATGTTGCTAAGGAGAATAAGCGTCGAGCGACAGTCAAGAAGACTGCCGTGAAGAAGACAACTGTCAAGAAAGCGACTAAAAAGAAGCCATGAAAACAATAGTTTGCGTATCCGATTTGCAGATACCGTATCACGATAAACGTGCCGTAGACAATCTCGCTAAATTCATTAAGGCTTACAAGCCTACAGAAGTAGTCTCCGTTGGAGATGAAATGGATATGCAGACAATCAGTAAGTGGTCCAAGGGTACACCCCTTGAATATGAACGTTCTATCGGACGGGATAGAGACGAAACAACTCGGGTGCTCGAGGCACTCAAGGTTAAGCATATCATCAGGTCGAACCACACCGACCGATTGTATAACACAGTCATGATGCGTGCTCCTGGGCTCCTCGGGCTCCCTGAGTTGGACTTACCAGAGTTCTTGCGACTAGA